CGAAAAAATCCTTCTTACCTCCCCGAGCAACTAGCATGCAATACGGGTAGCCTGCTGACGTTTTGCGCTTGATTCCATCAAGCCCGTCCACACCTGGCATCCCGCACACAGCAGTTCCATAACTCAGCTCAGACCTACCTACCCTTTCATCTACGCTGTAGATTGGGTGGTTGAACACTGAGCTGTTGTATGTGGACACACACATGTCCAACTTCCTCAGGTCCCACAATGGGACCGTGACAGAGTACTTCAACATGCCATCTCTGGCCGGATCTATCACATCTCCCTCTTTGACAAACGGCCTAAGGCTGGCAGGCCGCGTTTTCGGCTCTGCACCCTCTATCTTTCTATATAGGGGAGATTTTCTAATCACTGTTGTAAAGGGATTACTCGGCTTCGGGACCTTACCAAGAGTAAGTTTCTCCTCAACCAGGTCTTCCAACCCACACTCAGTGAAGTCTCCAATTTCTTCGAATTTATTTAATCTCTCAGATTTGTTAATCTGAGCTCTCATAACCACTCTATTTTTTTTTAAACTGGCGTAATGGTCTAACGATCTCTCGATCATCTCGCCAGTTATTGGCACAGACATCCCGGTTCTACCATTACCGGCGGTGTGTATGCCATATATCTTCTTGCCTGATGGTGTGTTAGTGTCTTCCACAACAACAGGCAAGCCGCAGAACCCATCTCTAGTGGGGTACAAGTATGAAATGCCTTTCGCTTGCAACTCCACACCCCCATCTAGATAACTCCCCGCATGGCTCGCATATGGCGCGGACACAACCTCTGGGTGTGCCCCATCAAGCACGGGTAATAGGATCCTGCCACTTGGCCTATTATCACCGACCCTCCTATAAGTCTTTTCTCCAAGGCTCGGCTGGATCGGCATCGTTCTATCATCTAATAATATGAACACCAAATCTGCACTCTTGCCCAGAGGGTAGAAGTGGTTGCTCTCTTTACACAACGTGCGCATGTCTAAGTAAAACTTCTGCGACGAACACTTATTTGCCCGTTGAAGATAGATCTCTTGGTCCAGGTCCATCTTCTGCCAGCCCAATAAGTAGTGTTGTGGAACTGCCATTACGCAGTTCGCAACCATAGTCACATACCCTCTATTTGGGACTGTGTCAGAGAATGAGTACACATTTCTATTTAAAGTGCTCATCAGCACTTCCTTGGCGTTGAGATCTCTATTCTGTGCGTTCAAATCCACGCACACTATCTCATCGCTATCGTCTATTCTCTTCCATTTCATGTCTTCTATCTTCCATGCGAGCACACCGTTCGGGAACCTATCCTCCTCGTTAAGATCCTCAGGGACTTTGAGGCCATCAGAACCAAACAGTGTGCTCACCAGCTTATAAGCACCATACGCCACAGTGCAGACTCCGACTACACTACCAATCGTCTGTAGAGTCTTGCTCGCACAAAAGCGGCGAAACTTTG